TTTCCCTACACGACGCTCTTCCGATCTGGTCACGGCGAGGCTCGGTCAATGGGTAGTGTATAAATTTTGCAACATTTAGACGCTTTTTAAAGCTATTTTATAGTAGTATTGTAAAAAAGGGAGCTAAAATAAAGATGAAAAAACCGGAAGCGGGTAAGACAAGTTGGCAAATTTTGCTTGAATCGCTACCGCGATACCCGTCGGACCCCCCGGGGTGGCTACGTATAGCGGAGTTTGCCGGGCGTTGTGGGTGCGCGCACAGCGTGGTAAACCATGATTTGATTATGGGGAAGATCCCGAAGCGGTATCTCGCTGCGGTCCCTGCGGAGACCTCGGGAAAGCTCCGCGTGAGCATCGACTGGAACAACGCGGGGTATGATTACGTGTTGCAGAAGCGGGATAGCGCTAGGCCTATTGATTTTTTCCCGAACCCCGAGAGGGTTTATAAGCCCGTCCCGGTCGCGGGCGTACCCACCCCGGTGCCGACGTTGCATGGGGGTGTCGGGGAGCCCCCTGTCGATGTGGGGATACTTGACCGCAACCTCCCGACGGACATCGCCGAAGCGAAGCTTAGGAACGAGCAGCTCAAGATATTCCAGAAGCAACAAGAGCTGAAAATTGCCGCGAACGAGTTGATCTCGGTTGAGGATGCGCAGTCGCAAGCGGCTGAGCACGCGGCGGAATTGCGGGGGAAGCTCTTGTGGTTCATCAACGACGTCGCGGCGCGGGTGGTAGGACGAGAGATACTTGAGGTCCAGGCGATTCTTCGGGACGGATTGGCGCACGCTCTTGAGGGCCTTGGTAGGGAGGGCGGCGAGTGACCGCGGGAAGGCCTAAAAAAAAGACTCTAGGCTTAGTAGATCTCCGGTCAACGGAAGACAAGCTCGCAGCTATCCGCGTGGTTTGGTACGCCGGTTTGAAGGTCGAAGCGCTTTTAGATTTAGACGATTGGGCGGATGCGGAGGTGTATCTGCCGAAGGAAACGAGCTCGGAGTGGGGTCCGTGGCGCACGTCGCGTTTTCCTTTTATCCGGAAAATTATGAAGGCCCTTTCCCCGCGGTCGAAAGCGAAAGAGGTCATCGTAATGAAAGGCGCGCAGTTGGCGATTACCTCGTTGGCGACGTGCTGGATACTGTACAAACCGGCATGCCATCCCGGGCCGATGATGTATCTGCAAAAGACGGATGACGCCGCGGCGAATTACAGTAACCAAAAGCTCGTAACATCTATTCGGGATTGTGAGGCTGTGTATCACACTCTGGGCGCGGGCCGTCCTGGGGGTTACGCCAGCCGATGGGATTTCAAGGCGTACCCGGGGGGGTACATAATGCTTAACGGCGCCAATTCCACCGCGACGTTGCGTGGCAGCTCTATTGGTGACGCGGTGGCGGACGAAGAGGATTCTTACGAACTCGATATCGGACACGAGGGTAGCCCGGTAGACCTCCTCAAAAAGCGAATGGTAAACTTCCCTAATAGGAAGCTGCTTCGGATATCTACGCCGGTGCTCAAAGAGCTATCGACTATCGAGCCCGCATGGGAGGTGGGTTCGCAGGAGCGATTTTATTTACCTTGTCCTCAATGCAATCCGGGGGGCAAGGACACAGGTTTCCTGTTCTGGTTGCGGTGGGATCATATCCAGTGGGGTGATGAGATCGACCCGATTACGGGGTACCCTGTAGAGGTTTGGGTCGAGTGTCCAAATTGTGCGGGGAAGATTGAAGAGGCAAAGCACAAGACATGGATGCTTGATCGCGGTGATTGGTTTTCAGAAAAGGCTGGGAAGGGTAGGGAGCGTGTAGGTGATGTGGAAAAACCGAGTTTTCATATTTCGTCTCTTTATTCTCCTTACGGTTTTTTCAGTTGGTCTGATGCGGTTCATGAGTGGTTCGATTACCTCGCGACGCGGGACACAGCGAAGCTTCAGGTGTTTATTAATCAGACGCTTGCGGAGACCTACCACCTCCAGGGGTCTGAAATTTCTTACGGGTATCTCGCCGCGCGGCGGGAGGCTTACGCGGGGAACCTTGGTGATTTCCGGTGCCCCGACGGCGTGCTCTGTCTTACCGCTGGGGCGGATGTCCAGGATGACCGTATAGAGGTTGAGGTGGTTGGTTGGGGACAGTTAGACGAGAATTGGAGCATAGATTACCAGGTGATCATGGGGGATACAGGGATTCTCGGGGACCGTTATTTGATGCTCCCGGACGGACGGCCGAGCGTTTGGCGGCTACTTGACGAATACCTGTTCACGCGTTTTCGGCACGAGTGCGGGGTAGAGATGGTTATCGAGATGGCCATGATCGACGCGGGGCACAAGACTGAAGAGGTGCACACCTTCTGCCGGCAGCGGGAGAGCCGCCGGATTTGGCCTATCAAAGGGGAAGCCGGTTGGGGTAAGGGGCTCTACCGGTCGGACCGCCGGAGGCATGAGAGGTTCGGCACGTGGCTTTTCCATTCGCATGTCGATGAGGTTAAGACGAAGGTATATTCCCAGCTCGTTATAGACCGGCCGGGTCCTGGTTTCTGCCATTTCCCGAAGTTGCCCCAGTACTCGGATAAATATTTTCAAGGGCTCACGTGCGAGCGGCGGAAAACGAAGATGTCCGCGGGGCGTATGGTGATGTATTGGGATACGCCGAGCGGTGCGAGGAACGAGCCGTTGGACTGCCGGGTGATGAACATCGTGGCAATCAACGCATACCCCGTCAACCTGGCCGCAAGGGCAGCGGCGGGTTTGTCGAAGGTGTTTGGCGAGCGACCGGTATCGGATGCGCGGCCACGTCGGCGCGTGGCGAGTAAGGGGATTTAAGATGTGTTTGGATATTTACCCGGTACATTGTAAATATGAACGAGCTTGTGAGGCCGGAAGATTTGAAGCCTCATCCATGGAACCCAAACAAACATCCGAAGGAACAAATTGACGCTCTTGTTGCGTTCATTCTGTCTTCTGGGTGGCGTCACTCGGCGGTAGTGTCGAAGCTCTCGGGCTGTCTTGTGGCGGGTCATGCGCGTAGACTTGCGGCTGAAATATTAGGCTGTAGGGTTCCCGTAGAGTACCAAGACTTCCCTACGGGGGCGTCGGAACAGTCATTTCTCTACGCGGATAACCGGTTGGCGGAACTTGCTTCCATGGATATGCGGCTGTTAAAAGTCGGTCTTAACGAGCTTCAGGGTTTGGGGGTGGACATATCTACTCTTGGATTCAAATCGTTGGAAGATTCTACCAAAGAAGTACCAATAAAGCAGCGGGAGGAGGGTATATATAATTTAAACGAGGGGGCGGTTTTTTCTTCGAGCAATTGTTGGGGGATACCGGACCTCCGGTTGGATATGTGCGCGTCGGCGGACCTTGCTCCGAGCTTTACCTGGTTGTTTCAAGGCCCTTTTGAGGGGGGACTTGTTCCGGTAAACATGGCTAAGATAGGGAAGGATTTCACGGGGGCGACGCTCGCTTTTTATAATTATGACGACAAGTTTGAATCTATCTGGGAAGACGCCCTTGGGTATATCCAACGTTTTGGTGATTGGAATTTCTCTTCGGTTATAGAGCCGGATTTTTCCACGTGGGTGGAAGACCCCTTCGTTGTGCAGCTTTGGGCACGTTATAAGAGCCAATGGGTGGCCCGTTATTGGCAAGAGGTGGGTATAAAAATCATCCCGTCTATATCGTGGGCAGGAGACCGTTCATCGGAGTTCCTTCTTGCGGGTGTCCCGAAGGGCGCTCCGGTGTTGTCAGTCCAGCTGAGAACTCTTCCGAACCCCGACTGGAAGGTTAAAAAAGTCCGATGGTTGAACGAAGTGTTAGAAAAAATCGAGCCGGAGAAGCTACTTCTCTACGGCGAAAACCATAGGGCCTGGTCGGAACATTTGCTTGTGCATGGTAAAACCGAGTATATTTGGTTAGAGGATTATTACAATGGCCGTAAACGGCTAACAGGAAGGAAGTAGAAAAATGGCAAAAGCGATTCCGTGGAAGAAAGCAAAAGGCGGCGCCCTCGGAGGGGCGGGGTCCCAGGTGAAGGGCAGTAAACGTGTCGGTGGTGGGGGTAAGAAGGCCTCCAAGAAAGTCGGTGGGGGTGGGGGTAAGTAGTGACCTTCGTACACCTTACCGAGGAGCAAGTCGCCTGGAGAGACGAGCTTCTTGAAACGCTCGGAGACGACCCGTACAACGGGGATGACCTGGCGGAATACCTTATCGAGAAGAAGCGGTGGGCGGATTCCGAACAGCAAGTTACGGCGCTCGGCTTGGTAATAAAGAGGGGGTCTTCGGTAATTGAAAACCCATTTATCAAGATTTCCCGTGACGCTTCCGCGCGTCTTTTAGAGGTCCGTAGGCGGTTTCCGTCCTTGTAGGCAAACGGAGAACACGATATCTCCCCCAGGTTTTCCGCTTACCAAAAACACTTGGGTAGGTGAGGCGGGATTAGCCTCCTTCCATATAGTGTAGAGCAGTTGGTATACCTGGTCCGTTCGGTTGATTGCGGAGCCGGCCGCCGCGAGGTAGCGAAGGAGGCCGGACGGCGTTTGTTTATTTTTTCCCGCCGTCTCTTCGATAATCTTCCAGAGGTCCTCAGTAAACCTTACGGTTTTCGTTACAGATAATTTATCCATACTTTTCTTGTAACACACTGGACACGGTTTTGCAATACACGATACAATTTGAACTATTACGCTATTACTGCGATTTTAGTAGGTAGAGGTTTTTTTGATTATTCTCTTTTCGGGAAAGGTTTATCCCTGTGACGCTCGAATCTCAAATAACCGAAACGACCACAAGGCGCGCGGCTTATGTAGCCGCCGAGGCCGCTATCCTCACGGGGCAGTCCTACTCGATAGGTAACAGGTCTCTCACGCGTGCGGACCTTGCCGAGGTGCGCGCGGCCATAAAGGACCTCACGGCCGAGCTTACCGCGCTAAACGGCGGGAACACTTTCCGTATTCACCGCGTGGTGCCGAGGGATAACTGTTAATGGTTACCGCTCGGCAGATATATTCGGTCGGCGGGGGTCCCGGGGTTTTCACTTCGATGACTGATTCCGGGTACGTTGTTCCCGGATCTCGGCGAAAGAGTATGAAGGGCATCACTGCTACGCAGAACAGCCCGGACGTCGATACGGTAGCGAAGCTGCAGGGCATGCGCGCGTTGAGTCGTGACCTATCGATGAATTCCGCGCTCGGCGTGGCTATACTCCGCCGGCACAAGATACACACTATTGGGTCAGGTCTCCAGGTCCAGTCGATGGTTGACCGAGATTTCCTCAAGCTTTCCTCCGATGAGGCGACGGAGGCCGAGCGGAATATCGAGCGGGAGTTTGACCTGTGGGCCGAATCGCCGAATGCCGATTTCGATAACGTGCATTGGTACGGAGACCTTCAAGCTCTCGCCTATTACAATATGCTGTTGTCCGGGGATTATTTTTTCATGCCGGTTTGGCGTACGGCGCCCGAAGCGGGTTTTCCGTACGAGATGTGTGTGAAGCTCATAGATGCTGACCTCGTGAGAGACCCGCTTATCACGTCACCCGTCGACGTCCAGGGAGGTGTCCGGCATAACGCGCGTGGTCAAGTGGACGGGTATTACGTTTGGAGCGGTTATGAGTACGAATGTAGTGTGTCCGGTGTTCTTAAAATACCGACGTGTACCTTCGTCCCGCTTTACGATTCTTCCGGTAGACAACAGATTTTCCATGTGTTTGACCCGGAGCGAATCGCCCAGAGGCGCGGTGTACCACTTCTCGCCCCCGTCGCTGACCCGCTAAAGCAGCTCACCCGGCTTTCCGATGCCGAGTTGATGAACGCCCTCGTGAGCAACTTTTTCACAGTGTTCGTGCGTGACCAGAGCGGTATGGGTGCAATGCTTGGCCCGTCTATGACGCCAGAGGAGACGGTGACCGGGGGAGGACGATATGGACCGGATCAGCAAGAGGTGGGGTCTCGCAACCCGGCTGACGGTAACGATCTGGAGATGGGTTCGGGTAACATTTTTTATCTTGATGACAAGAAGGACATCACGGTAGCCGAGCCCACGAAGACGGATTCCTCGTTTGCTTCCTTTTGGGACGCCCTCGCGACGCAAGTGTGTGCCGGGGCGAATATTCCGAAAGAGCAAGCCCTCATGCACTACACGACGAGCTATACGGCGGCCCGGGCGGCGGCGAACGACGTTTGGCGCTACCGGATGACCGCGCGTACTTTGCTCACGCGTAAAATGAACGTGCCTATTTACCTCGAATGGATGACGGAGGCAGCACTTAAAGGACGTTTATCGGTACCAGGCTTCTTCGACGATTACGGGTATCGCCGTGCTTGGTCGCGTTCCGCGTGGGTTGGCACGGGGCAAGGGTCGTTGAATCCTTCGGCGGATTCTACGGCGTCGCAGACGCTTCTTGACAACCACTTGACGACCCACGAAGAGGAGTTTCAGACCGGGTCCGGAGGTAGATGGGACGCGGCGATGGACAAGCTCGCCCGGGAGAAAGAGCACCTCAACCGGCTCGGTCTGAAGGATAAGGCGAGATGGGCCGTAGAGGTTGCGCAGGAGAAGGCCACCGGGGACGAACCTGAAGAGGAAGGGGTTCAACCCCTAAAAGAGGACAAGAATGCACCTGTCTAACCTCTACGCGGAAATCGCGCGGCACAAGTGGGCTATCACTCAAGAGGCTTATCACGCGATAGTTGCGCGTCTTGAGACAGGGGAGTTTTCGGCGGACGACCACCGTTATTTTCACGCGGTAGACCGGGAGCAGAAGCTCGCCGCGGTGAGTAATTTCGGAGTGCGTGTTGAAGGATCTAGGTATTCCAGTATCGACAAGAACGTCGGATACCTCATGATTGACGGTCCGATAATTCCGCGCGCGACGTGGTTCTCGGATGTGTCGGGTCTTACCTCTCTTGACGTGTTGACCAACGAGTTCAAAGCTTTCGAAGCAAACCCGTATATAGACTCGATTGTTATGCTCATAGACTCCCCCGGGGGCGTGATAACGGGGGTATCGGATTTCTCGAACCTCGTTCGCGCGTCGGGTAAGCGGGTCGTCGCGTGGGCGTGGATGGCCGCAAGCGCTGCTTACGACATCGCGGCGGCGGCTGGGGAGATAGTGGCGCCGAGTTCCGGCCTTGTCGGGTCTATTGGAACTGTTTTATCGCTTACCGACAGCAGCGAGGCGGACGCTAAGCGGGGCGTAAGAACTACCGAGATTTGGTCTACCCAATCCCCATATAAGCGGGTAGACGCAAAGACCCCCGAAGGGCGGGCGGTATATCAGCAAGTGGTGGACGACCTCGCCGACGAATTTATCGAGCGGGTAGCACTACACCGTGGGGTAAGTGTCGAGTCGGTGGTAGAGTCCTTCGGTCGGGGGTCTATCGTGGTAGCCGGCCGTGCGCTTGCCTCCGGCATGATCGACCGGGTTTCCGATTTCGAGAGTTTCCAACGGTCCTTACGGCCGGGATTTGTATCAACAATGTCGGCCTCGGCCGGCTCAACACTCACGGAGGTGGATGTCATGGCGACAGCCAACCAGGTGACGAAGAAAACGGCGGCCGAGTTGCGAGATGAACAACCGGACGCCGTGGGTGAGATTGTTGCCTCGGCTAAGGCCGAGGAGCGCAATCGAATTCAGGCCATCGAGGGGATATCGGCTCAGTTCGATAACTCCCTCCCGGCCGTGAAGGCGGCCGTGAAGGCGGCAATCGACGAGCGGAAGTATGCGGCTGACGCGACGGTCGAAAGCGTGGCGGTAGCCATGCTCGGCGTCGTGGCGAAGGCACAAGTTGCGGCGGTCGAGGAGATCGCGAAGCCGAGGCGCGAAGCCGCTACGGTAGCGGCCGAGGCGAGCAAGGCGACGCCGGCTCCGACGGGTGAAGCGGCGGAAGCGGCGGTCGTAATGGCCGAGACGAACCGGATTCTGAAGGCCATGGACCAGGTCCAAGGGAGGTCATCATGAGCGGCGATACTTCCGTGGCCTCGACGGTCACACGGGACAATCTTTTCAGTGGCCCGACGCCTACCCCGAAATTCGGGGCGGTGAATGTCGGGGCGAGTCAGACAATCGTCCGGGGTTCCGTTCTTGGGCTCATCACGGCGGGGGCCGTCACGTCTGCGGCTGTGGTTGGATCTGGGGCGGAGACTATCGGTTCTCTTGCGCTTGCGGCGGGCGGACCTGCGAAGCCCGGGGCTTGGCTGGCCACCTGTATCACGGCGGGCGCGGCGGGGCTTTTTGAGGTCACAGATCCGGATGGAAAAACCGTCGGGGTCGTAGCGACATCTGCGACTTTTACCGGGGGAGGAATCACCTTCGTAATTACCGACGCGGGAACAGACCCCGCGGTGGGGGATTATTTCGCCATCACGGTCGCGGCAGGAGCGGGGACCGCGCAGGTCCTCGACAAGGCGGCCACCAACGGAACGCAGAAGATCTACGGTATCGCTATGGAGCCACTCACGACGGCTGGCGGAGGGTCAGGTAGGATCGCGGTAGCGCTGCGCGGTTCGTTCGCGAGTCAGGCCGTCTCCTTTGCGTCCGGTACGGTTATCGCCGACGTGGCAGATGACGCGCGGCTGAAGGGGATTTACTTCGACACATCGTATGCCGCCGGCAACGCGGTAGGAGGCTGACATCATGACAATAGGAATAGATCCCATCAACCAGACTTCGGTTCGCGCGATGCAGCGGGCGGTAGAGATTCGCAAGAGCCCACTCACTTTTCTCACGGATCGGCTCGTGAAAGAGCGCGTGAATAGCGACAGCAAGTACATCGAAATCGATAAGATTTCGGGTAACCGGTTCGTCGCCCAGTACACGCCCCGCTACGGGGGGGCGCTGGCTATCGGTAAGGGTGGGTATGGGAATTTGATCCATATCGCTCCGTACGTAAAGCACGAGATTTCGTACGGGTCTAGCGACGTGGATGTTCGCGATGCCGGCGTAGATCCCTACTCCGGAATAAGCAATCTCGACCTGAAGAAGGCGCGGTGGATGTTGGAGTTGGACCAGAGGATCACGACGTTGGAGGAGCTCCAAGTCGCCCAGGCACTTCAAACGGGAAAGATAACCGTCCTCGGTGAGGGTGTATCGTATGAGGTGGATTTCCAGCAGGACGCGCTCCATCTACCCGTGCTGGCCACTACCGCTTGTTGGGATGCGCCCACGACAAACGACATCCTCGGGAATCTCGCGAGTTGGGCCGAGTTGCTCCGGAACGACGGGTTTGCCGAGCAAGAGCTCATCCTGTCGAAGCTTGCGGCCGGATATCTTCTCTCCGACACCAAAGTAAAGGCCGTCTTCGATATGATACGGTTCAATCCGGGGGAGATAAAGATGAGAGCCCTCAAGGACCAGCACGCGACATATCTTGGCCATATGTCCTGGGATGGGTTCGATCTCGACCTGTATTCCTACTACGGAACCTATGACTACCTGAACGGATCGGCGAAGGCCTCGGCGGCATACATGAATAGCTATTCAGCCATCATGCTCGGCGCGGGAATAGATGCACGTATGCACTACGGGAAGTTGGAAAACCTTGCCGCGCAAGCCCAGGGGTTCAAAGGTTCGCGGTTCTTGTCGAATTACATGAGCCTCGACGGCTCGCAGGGATTCCTCAAGATGGAATCGAGTCCGATGTTCGGACTCCACACGCCAGAGGGCGTGGTGTGCGCGACGGTTAAGAGCTAACCAAACGGGAGGTGTTTCGTGCTTGTGAGAGTAGTCAAGAATTGTGCCCTGGTTTACGGCGTGGATAAGGAGGGTAACCAACTTACGTTTACCCCCCAGTCCGCTCCGTTCGAGATGGAGGATCCCACCGCCCTGAAGTACGTAGACCTCAAAACGGTTGAAGCGGTTGGGGTGGAGGCTCCGGTAGTGCCCGGCAAACCTGTTGCCCGAAAGTCTGCGACGAAGGTCACGGACCAAGACGTGGAGAAGTTCTTGTCTCCGTCGGGCGACCAAGGGGGACCCCCCGTGGAAGTACTCGGGCAGCAGAAGAGACGGTAGGAGAAAGGTAAAGGGGTTATGGCCTCCTTCGTGTATCAATCGGGTTTGTCGGCGTTAATGAGCGGCCTTGTCGATGTGGTCAATACTCCCGTTTTGGCTATGCTCGTCGACACGACGTTGTACACGGCAAGCCAAGCTGACGATGCGTCGTTGGCGGATATACCGGAGGCCGCTTTGTTGGGTGAGTCGTTGATTGTTGGTAGGGCTCTGGTAGGGTCTGCCTTTCGTGCGGACCCTACCGTTTTTTCCGATATTCCGGAATCGGCGACAACCGCAGTCGGCGCGGTGATAATCGCCGTTGATGCTGAAACGTATGAAGGTTCGACCCTTCTGTATTATAGCGACGAGGCTCCCGAGATCCCTTTTCTTCCCGAGGGGGAAGCTATAACGATATCTTGGGGGGCCGTCGACCCAGGGACCGGGGACAGCGATGGTGTTGTCTTCGATTTATCTAATGGCAGTTAGTCTACACAGCCCGACGGCACACGTCCTAGCGACGGCGCGGGCGCCCCGTTCGGTAATGCTTAACGTGGCGAACGCCTTTCAGAGGGCTGTTTTTCGCGATGACCTCGAAGGGGTGTTTTTCAATTCGGCGGAGTTTGCTGTTTCGGCGAGTTACTATCACAGCTCAGCCGACATCACACAAATCTATCGGGTGCTTTTCGATGACCCCCACGCCTCGGTAAAGCTCGGCGAGGGGGAGTTTAACTCCCTCCGACCCCAGTTTCAAATCAGTGAAGCCGCCATGCGTCATCGCGTATTGAAGTCGGACCGCGTGACGATAAAGGGTAAGCGGTATCGGGTGGAGGATTACGCGTCGGACGGCGTGGGTGTAACCACAGTATATTTGAGGCAGGTGTAGAATGACTCGGCCGCTCACCCAACGAGGGCAGATACGCCACTACATCGCCGCGATGCTCCGCGAGGAGGTCCCCGGCGTGGGGGGCCGCGTCTTCACGAATAGGCCGAGCGTGCTCTTCAAGGAGGAGCTTCCTGCTATCTGCGTGGCGTATGGGGACGACCCTCGGACGGTATTGTCGGGGTCTGACTTCAAGGTTAAGGAGTACCGGTCGGACCAACAAATCAATATTGTAATCGCGATGGAGGCGACAACGGAAGGCGCCGAGAGTACCGAGGATGAGCTGGACTACTTCGGTCAGCAAGTCGAGAACGCGTTCAAGCGTGATTGGAGACTTGCTCGCCGTTTGGTAGGGTTTGACCCGTCGGGGCATACGACGGGACTTTCGCACGGACACCGTATTCTATCCGGCAGGACTTACGAGACCACCGATGGCGAGAAGCCCTTACTCGTTCGCGAGATACGCTTTGTAGTGCCTTACCAGCAAGCGAGTTACGTACCCGTTCGGTCGCCGTATTTTCGCGAAATGTATGTGGAGGTACTGACTTCGATTTATACGTCGGCACCGGTAACGATAGGGTACCACCTTGCAATAGATATCGATTTTGATACCCCCCAGGGCGGTGTCAGTCTTGGGACTATTCCCGCCGGGAAAACCGCGGCCTTTGTGGTCGTGATAGTTTCCGAGGCTTTTGATGGGGCCGCGTATGTGACTATAGGTGATACGCAGGACAACTCACGTTTATTTGGGTCGCCTGATGCTCTTCTTGACACGGAGAATATGTATATGACACCCCCACTTTACGAGTATGAAAGTGGATCGGAAATATTCCTTTATTTGTTTGGGTCGCCGACGGTAGGCGAGGCAAAAGCCGTGGTGTATTACCAATGACGGTAGCTTTTGATTTGATGGATTATCTGAAAGACAGCCAATGTCTTGACAAGATTTTTTCCGGTACGCCGTCCCCCCAAGGGGTATTGATTGGTACTATCCCGGCAGGGTCGGAGGTAGCCTTTGTGCTATGCGACGTCGTAAGTGTATTTGACGGGGGGGCCTATATAACCGTAGGGGATGTCGTGGCCGAAGGCCGTTTGATGGCCTCGGCGGATGCGTGTTTGACCGCGGTAAACGGGTATTTGGCCTCTCCGAATGTTGTCTACAACTCAGACACGGACCTTTATGTTTTTGTGCAAGGAACCCCGGCGCGCGGCGTGGGTCGCATTCGCGTCTTTTACTATTAGAGGAGTACAGCTCATGGCATCGGGAGACGTTTTCGGTAAGCTTAAAGGGACCACGACAGCGACGTTTCAGGTGGGGAACGCCACCGGCGCGAACATAAAAGCCGTATCAGGGGCGCTGGAAATCCGTAATGCGGCTGACAACGCCTATGAAACGTTGCGGGCGGATAAGATCATAGCGAGCGGAGCGGCGGCGGGAGATATTCCGACGCTCTTCGACCTACAGAGCCGCAACCCGGTAATCGGGTTTTCGTTTTCAGGAGGTACCCCGCCGAGTCCCGGGGCGAATACGGGTAAGTACGGTATTTGCCACACGACGGGGGGAGGGTACACCCTCGGGAACGTGGTCTATGACCCGGGGTCGGTGGCGCTCGTAGCTATTCCGGCGGAGGTGTGCCGCAACCTCACGACAGAGGTATCCGTATCGGGAACGTTGTCTATGATCCAGTTCGGGAATTACGCCTTGCAGTCCGGAGCGTGGACGCTGGCCGGTGACGGCACCTCGTCGTCCTCCGGTATGGTTCTCGGAATCAAAGTGCCGTTCACCCACGCAGATGCGAATGCGTACGTAGAGAGCACGACATCGATTCCGAACGGGGCTTCGGTGATCAACGTGCGGTCGGTAATTACGGAGGCGTTCGACAATCCGCCGGTAATCACGGCGGCAGTGCAAGGGTCTTCGCCCGTGGCTATCGTCGCGGGGGGAGATATCGCGGAGGAAACTATCGGGGAATACCACAACCCGCAGACCTTGGTAATCGGAGCGACGGGCGCCGGAAAAGTCCGAGTGTCGATATCGGCTACCTCGCCCACGACAGGTGAGGGGTATGTCATCGTGGAGTACGTGACCCCGCTGGCGTAGGAGATTCATGACCGTAACGCAGAAAATACAAGGCATTGCTTCTCTTGACCAGGTGGTAGTCGCGCCGAGCTTGGCCGCCGACCATTCTTGGTCCGGAGAGGCCGTCCGTAAGACGGTGGATGTCAACGCCGTCGGACTTTACGCGCTATTGTTTATTGCGGCGGATGGCAATCTCGAAGTGGCGGATGCCGATGCGGCAGCGACTATTCCGTGTAGGTATCTAGCCCTAGAAGCGGGGACCGGTGCGGGTAAACTCGTGCTTCGAAGAGGCTACGTAAGGGACGACACATGGACTTGGACACCTGGCGGAACGCTCTATGTATCTGATGGGGGGGTGTTGACGCAAACCCCACCAGGTACCGGTAAACAGGTTCAACCGGTTGGTTGGGCAGAAACGGCAGATGTAGCATATTTTAGACCGTCACTTGTATTTTGGGAGATGGCATAGTCATGGTAGCGTCAACCCTGACAATGCCGGAGAGCTGATCGTAGATGGCTGGATTTAAAATAGCGGTAACGGTAGCGGAGGGGGATTTAACCTTTACGTTACCGCTATACAATAGAGGCACATTTAATTGTGTCGTCTATTGGGGGGATACAACCAATAGTACTATTACCGCTTACGATGACGCTGACCGAGTTCACACCTATCCTAGTACCGGTACGTACGAAATTGAAATAACCGGAGCCTGCCCGGCCTGGTCTTTCAATAACGGTGGCGACAGACTGAAATTAACCGACATTGTATACTGGGGTGATTCCGGCGATTTTGGTGGGTTCAGTTATTTAGCTGGAGGTTTCTTTGGGTGTTCGAATCTAGCGTCATTCGGTACTGGATCATTAGGGGATCGGTGCACGTTGGTTACTGATTTCTCTTATACTTTTTGTAACTGCGCTGGTCTAACTGGAACGATTCCATCGTTTGCAGCCTGCACGTTGGTTACTGATTTCTCTTATACTTTTCTTGGTTGCTCTGGCCTAACTGGAACGATTCCGTCGTTTGCAGCCTGCACGTTGGTTACTGATTTCTTTGCTACATTTTATAACTGCACAGGTCTAACTGGAACGATTCCGTCGTTTGCAGCCTGCACGTTGGTTACTAGTTTCTCTTATACTTTTCTTGGTTGCTCTGGCCTAACTGGAACGATTCCGTCGTTTGCAGCCTGCACGTTGGTTACTGATTTCTTTGCTACATTTTATAACTGCACAGGTCTAACTGGAACGATTCCGTCGTTTGCAGCCTGCACGTTGGTTACTAGTTTCTCAGCTACATTTCTTGGTTGCTCTGGCCTAACTTTATTGGAAAATTGTTTTTACGAACAAGCCGATAAAGGGACACGTTTTTTAAACAAAACAGTTAGTTTTTCAAACTGTTTTAATCGAAGCACTGCCACGGGATCACAGGGGGTGGCACCTGATTTATGGAATTGTAATTTTGGGACAGGGACGCCTACTACTGACGATTGTTTTTCCGGTGACGGAAACAGCGCTACTAGTCTAGAAAATTATAAAAATATCCCAACAGCTTGGGGTGGAGCTCCCGTAAGTGCGCCCACTATTACTGATATAGATACGGACGAAAACGTTCTTACTAATCAAACAAACGTTGCGTGGATAGGAACCAATAATCTTCCGTATCAATACGAGGGCGTGTTATATTTATCCGACAGTGCTACTCCCGGCTCTGGTACGATGGTCCCTCAAACTATCGTGGATTGGAGCGATACTGGTGGGCACTTCAATGTAGTTCAAGGAACCTTGTCTGCGGGGATTGTATACGCACACCTAACTACCGACCGGGGTGACCAAGTCGCCAGTGGGCTTGCGATTACCCTAACGGCGGCCCAACAAGGATGGCAAAACGTCATAGAGATGAACGGCATCGCGACGAGCGGAATTTCAAAAATTAACGGAATATCGGTTTCAGGTATTTCAAAATTGAACGGTATAGCCGTTTAGAGGGAGAACGAAATGAGAATTTATATCGCTTTCTTGGTATTGGTAGTGTTCGCCTTCACCGCATGCGCGGCGTCCCAAGGGAGGACGCAACACGAGACCGCGTGCGTGGTGGGGTGTGCTACGCTTTCGGCGGTAGATGGTGGAGCCTGTTTCGAAGAGCCAGTGCTTCAGCTCCTATCGTCCGGGGTCAACGCGGGTAATTGTATGGAGCGCTGCAAGAGCCTCACTATCAAAGTCGACACGGCGAAAGTGAACGCGTTGAAGGCGACCTCCCCGTGCGGGGAAGCCATCAAACAGGCGGCTCAGGGGTTTACGCGATAACGGGCGGAGGCCCGGAAAGGGTTTCAGAATGGGAAAGCGACTGACAGTAAGGCCGACCTCTCCCGGGCTCGTGGTAATCGACCCGGGGACCGGTCGGCAGGTTCCGGAGGAAGGTGTCGAGCTCACTTGGTCGGCGCACATTCAACGGCGTATCAATGAGGGGTCGTTGGTCGAGGTTATAACCCCGGCCAGAACGGTTCCCGCACAGAAAAAGAGGGAGGCCATCGAATGACCGGAGTACCGAGCAATTGGGGTATCCCTATTATGGGGGTAGATTTCAACAATTCGCAAGCGGCCGAGGGGAGCGCGGAAGTACCGGTCAACCTCCTGCTTATCGGGCAACGTATTTCGTCGGGCACCGTGGCGGCGCTCACCCCGTATGTCCCGCAATCGGCGGACGAAGTGGGGCTCAAGTCAGGATACGGGTCCGTGAGCCATCGGCAGGCCATCAAAGCGTTTTCCAATGCGGGTACAGTACCCATCACGGTGGTGTCCCTCGACGACGGGGAGGGTACGAAGGCCACAACGGTATTCACGCTGTCCGGCACGGCGCTGGAAGCCGGAGAGCTCGCGCTCTATATCGCCGGCGAACGCTGCGCGGTAGGGGTGGCCGTCAACGATACGGCTATCGTCGTGGCGACGGCGCTCAAAGCGGCCATAGATGCCCTCGTAAATCTCCCCATCGTCTGCACTCGGACGGACGGGCAAATCACGCTCACCGCGAAAAATGACGGGGTGTATGCGGGCGATCTGAATACCCGCTGGTCGTACAACGCCGGCGAGAAGATCCCGGCCGGCCTCGCGTCGACGGCCATCGTCGTAACCCCGGGGACGGTAGACCCGTCGGTCGCCGGCGCGCTCGCCGTTCTGTCCGGTTGGTACAACGTCATTTCGCTGCCGTATACCGACGCTACCAACATGGGGCTTGTGCAAGATTATCTCGACACCCAAGCGGACGCTTTGGCCACGCGGACGTCGCTGTGCTACGCGGCGAAGCGCGATAGTCACGCCAATCTCCTCACCTATGGGGGTACCACGGCGTCCTACAACAGTCCGTGCATGGCGTGCGAGGGGCTGGAAACCACCCGTCTCGAGAGTACGTACGAGTACGCGGCCGGCGTGGCGGCCATTTCGGCTCAATCGGTACAGGAAAACCCGGCGGTACCGCTTCACCGGCAACTGTTGACCGGGTTTTCCGCGCTCCCGAAGGACGAGCGCTTCACCCCCACGGAGAGAAACCAGCTGGCGACAGCGGGTATCTCGACCCTTACCGATGACGTTGGGGTTGCGACGGACGCCACGGTAACCATGTACCTGGTGAACGTGGCAGGAGCGGCGGATTCCAGCTACCATCAGCAGAACAAGATCTTTCAAATTGCGTTCTCGAACTACCGGTTTCAGCAGCGCATTCTCACGCGGTACCCTAGGGCCATCCTGATGGATGACAGTGAGGGTGTTGAGGCTGATGTGCAAATCATGACCCTCGACGTCGGTAAGACCGAGGCGGTAGCGTGGTTTATCGATGAGCGGCGCAAAGGGAATTTCGAAGGGGGAGCGGTAGCTCTTGCGGATTTCATCGAGCACCTGGTAGTGCGCCGGTCCACAACCAACGAGACGAGAATGGATTGGCTGTTGCCGCCGAATCTCGCCAACCAATTTATCGTCGGGTCGGCGACGAACTACTTCAGGAATTGAGGTGATACATGGCTGATTTAATCGCGGGTAAAATCGAAGTGACGGCGAACGGGCGGACCATCAACGCTTTTGGAAACTTCGTTTGCCAGCACGGAGGCGAGGCCAATCCGAAGCACGAGGGAATGTTGAACGGTAAGGGAGTCCTCGTCGGGAAGAAGGCGACCTTCGTTATTCCCTCCATCACGGGAGAGATGCGAGTTGCCAAAGGAGTCAACGTGAAGAGGGACATTTTTGACATGGACGATGCAACCGTGGTGGCTATTTTGGCCACCGGAAAGAAATTCATGATCGAAGGGGCGTACTACTCCGGGGACAAGAAGCTCGAGACCGAAGACGGCACATGTCCGTTCGAGGTCCAGGGGAAAACGTCGACCGAGATCGACTGAGAAGAAACGAGGAAAGTATGGAACGGGAGAGACCTTTTAACGATTACGAGAACCAATTCGACGATGCTCAAAATGAAGCCCCGAAAGAGACGAGCGAACCGGTATACGATCTGCCGTTTACGCTCACGCTTTTGGAGCCCTTCGACCTCGGGAGCAAACGGTATACCGAAATTGAATTCATCCACCGTCTTACCGTAGGGATGATGAAGCACTTCCCTGCGCAGAGGGAAGCCCAGAAGATGGGTCATTCGGTGCCCCTCGTCCAGGGCATGACGGGGTTGCCGACGGTCGTAGTCGAAAGTCTAGGTATGCGCGATTTCGATGCGGCGATGAAGGTAGTGAACTATTTTTTGTAGGTCTTCCGGATGGGTGGGAGTGGGGTCAACGGATTATTGCGCGGGCTTACCGTTGGCCCCCGAGCGAGATAGATCGCTTCGACGTTGATGAGTTCGGTTATTGGGTGATAGCAGCGCGGGCGGTGCTGGAAGGGAAATACTGACATGCCGACTACCCCTCCGATTAAGGTACCCATTCTTGGTGTTGACAAGTACACCAAGGAGTTCAACGCCTTCACGAAAAAGGCGCATGAGCTCGGGCGCAATATTGGAGCGGTCGGGGCGGCGATGACGCGGTATGTCACCCTCCCGCTCGCCGCCGGCGGTATCGCGTCGATGAAGTTTGCGCGGGACCTCAATCAGAGCATGGCCAACGTCGGCACCATGCTGCCCGGGCAGACCGAGCGGCTTAAAAAAATGAAGGTTGAAGTGATGGACCTGGCGGTGAAGACCGGTATCTCGACGGAGGACATTGCCGAGGGACTCTACGAAACGATAGGCGCCTTCGGGGCTTTCGACCGGTACGGTCGTGATAAAGACCCGATGGGCACGCTGGCTATAGCGTCTACGATGGCGCGGGCGGGAGTTACGGGGGTCAAGGAATCGGTATATCTCCTCTCGGCGGTAATGAAGGGTTACGGTTTGGAGACCGATGCAGCGGCTCAATCGGTATCGGATATGGCGTTCAAGACGGTGGACCTCGGTCAGACTTCCTTCGCGGAGTTGGCTAGTGCGCTGACCAGCTCGGTGCCTTTGGCTAACGCGATGAAGTGGTCCATGAAGGAGCTGTTCGGGGTTTTCGCGACCGCTACCGGAATAACCGGAACCGCGAACGAGGTGTCCACCCAAATAGCCTCCCTCGCAGGTGAGTTTTTGAAACCGACCGCTGCGATGGACCAGGCTGCGAAGCACGCCACGAAATTCGGGGCCGCGATGGATTTCAGCTCGGCTATGGAGATGGGGTCCGTTCTCGGTATAGCTAAATCACTCGACATACTCAAGGCGGCGTCTAAGGGTAATGAGTCGGTCTTTTCTAAGATGTTCGGGCGTAAAGAGGCAACTAATCTCGCGATGATTTTGACTGGTACTCAGATGGAAGCGTTTGGGTGGAAGACCGAGGAGGTCGGTAAAGCCCTGGAGGCTACCCTGAAAGCTTTCAAAGCGCAAACGGGAGGGATCAACGAGGCCGGATTTACATGGGACCAAGGGGTACAGCGGACGAAAAACATGGCGGTGGTCCTCGGGGACAAGCTTCTACCGCAGGTCGAAAAGTTCGTGAAGTGGTTAGAGCCGCTCATCGACAGGATTTCCAACGCGTCCGACGCGACGCTCACCTTCGGGTTGAAAGCGGCGGGGGCTGCCCTCGTTATGGGCCCGCTTATTTCCGGAATAGGGAAGATCGTATACATCGCCCCCGGCATCGTTAAGGCCTACAATTTCATCATCCCGGCCATATCGGCCTACGTGAAGAAGCTCGCCGCGGCCAACGCGGCAACTATGTATTTCGAGGGGGAGAGCTGGAAGATGACTCGTGCTATGCGGGGGTCAACGGCCTCGGCTAAAGAGCTGGCGCGTATCAACCCGTCCGCCGCTATCGGTACGATGAACGCCAACCTGAAATCAAGCGTCAAGGAATTCGGATATCTCAACGCGGCGGTGGGCGTTCTCGCGGCCGGGTTCGCCGGGTGGACAATAGGCACGGTCATCTATGACCAGCTAATCAAGCCTCTCATGAGGGCGCATAATATCGCCGCGAAAGTCGATGACGATTTGAACTTCATGAAAAAAGCCGGGGGGGCGTCGAAGCTGACTACCGATTCTCAAAAAAATCTTGCGGCTAAAATCAAAGGTCAAATAGCGTACGAAGAGGGCCGTGATGCGTTTAGGCATGAGGGTATGGGGGTGTTTAGGTATGATGATGTGAGAGAGAAGAGAATCAAGAAGCTCCGGCGGGCGCTCGGCGAAGTGACGGCCAACATCGAACAAGAGGAGGCGCTCGGGGCCGCGCGAAAGCGGGGTATTACGGATACCGGCGGGGGTCAATCTGTATACGGGGCGTCTGAGTCTCAATACGACGAGCTGCTTTTGTATAAGATGAGTCAGGCGCAAGAGTCTAAAATAGAGGTCACGTTCAAGGGATTGCCGCCGGGCACGACGGCCGAGGCGACGGCGTCGAAGGGTGGTAAGGTCAAGGTCAAAGACCGTGACCGTGGTCCGGTAATGGAAGGGGCTTTCTGATGGGCTGGCAAGAGGGATACCTACAGGCGTCCTTCCGGGGGGCCCAGTTCCACGTCCGGACGGCGACATCAAAAGGGGGACGTAGGACGGTAGACCACGTGTACCCTCGTTCTGATGTTGTGGAGCGGGACGACCTCGGGGCCTCACCGCGTGACTTTTCGCTTGACGCTTTCATAATCGGACCACGTTATTTCGAAGAGCGCGACAAGTTCGAGAGGGCTCTTGAGCAGGGCGGCGTCGGGCTTCTTGTTCATCCTTATCGTGGGTCACTCAACGTCAAGGTGATTGGGGATTGGAATGCGGTAGAGACGAGCGACGAAGGCGGGATGGTCCGTTATACGCTCACGTTTGGATTCGAAAAAAAGTTAACCGCTACGAAGTCCGCACCAGATACTAAGTGGATGGTACGGAAGGCGAAGGCGGACATACTTAGGACGGCGAAGTCGAGCTTTATGGACATCTTCGACCTCGCACAAGCTCCGGCCAACGCTGTCCGGGACGCTCGCGCGGCGATGGACAAAGGGTTGTCAGTAATCGATTCGGCAAAGCGTATTGCGGGTAGCGCGGCAGACTTCAAGAGGCAGATCGAGAATACTCGTGGGCGTCTAGAAGCAGTGATGTACAACCTAGAATACCTGGTAGATTCGTTCACTGCGCTTATTGATTGGGGTGTAGATGAGGCGTCAACGCCACGCGACCAGCTACGGGAACTAAAAGAGATAGCGTCGTTTTCCAATACTGTGATAGGAGACACGACGATCAATACTGGGGACTCACACCCTGTTCGGCAAATCCAAAGGTTGGTAAAGCTGATAGCCGTTGCGGGTCAAATCGAAATCGTATCCGAGACACCGTTCACTTCGGCGGAGGACGCGGGGGAAGTCCGCGGGGAGCTGCTCGGTACTATCACTGACATTATGTCGTCGCCGGCGACGTCGGATGACCTCTACGCGGCCTTGGCGGACGGCAAGCAGGCAGTCTTCGAGGACTTGGAGGCCCGGATAGTGACGCTTCCCCGCGTGTTAGACATCACACTACCTTACCCCGACAACACGCTTTCGTTGATGTATGCCTATTTCGGAGATCTCAAGGACGAACAAGACTTTATCGACCGAAACGGGATCGTGCATCCGGGATTCCTTCCTACCGGACAGCCGCTAAAGTTGAGGGTGCGTGATGCTTCTTGATGCCGACAAGAGTAGTATCGACCTCCTCATCGATGGGACGTCCTTCACGGGGTGGGAGTCGTTCTCGGCTACGTTCGATATGGAGTCGCTCGTCTCATCCTTCCGTTTAGATTTACACGACTCGGGGAACGTCCTGGCGGACGTTGCGTCGTCTGACCTGAAGACCGGCGCGGCCTGCCGGATATCAATATCCAACCCACTCGTTTCGATACCCACCCCGGTTATCGACGGATTCTTGACCAACACCTCGCGGTCTATCGATACGGCGTCAACGGCTTTGATGGTCGAGGGGGCGGACAAGCTCGTCGACCTACTTGATTGCTCCGCGATGCACACATCGAGGACCTGGTCTCGTAAGACATTCTCGTCGATAATCTACGACCTATTGAGTCCCTTCGGATTGTTCGTCAATCCGAACGCGCTCGGGGCGGACGACCCTCTTATCGAGAAATTCACATTGCAGTCGGGGGAGGCGGTATTCGATGCGGTAGAGCGCTTGTGCCGCTCTCAAGCGGTGCTGCCCCTCTCCTCGTTCTCGGGCGACCTCATACTCGGATACGCGGCGACGGGTAACGAGCGCGCCTTGGAAGACCTATCACTCCCCGGAAACCTCTTGTCACTCACTGAATCGGTGGATTGGACTGAGCGGTTCAGCGAATATACCGCCATCGGGCAGGGCCCAGGGGACGGTAAGCGGTGGACGAAAGAGATGCTGCAAGCGGCGGCCACGGCCACGGATACAGGCGTCACACGGTATCGTCCGAAGCTCATCATGAGTGAGAACAAGGTCACGAAGGAAATCCTCGTCAAGCGTGTCGGGTGGGAGGCGCAAGTTCGAAGCGGGCGTTCAACGGAATTCACGGGGGTAGTCCGGGGCTGGTACCAAAGGACCCCCTCGGGTATCCCGGCTGCCCTCTGGGAGAAAAACAAGCGCGTAGGACTTCGGTGCCCTGAATGGCACGTCGATGTCGATCGGCTCATAACGAAGGTAGTGTTTTCTCTTGACGCGACCGGCGAGCTTACGACGCTAACCCTGAAGCACCCTGGGGTCTTCGCGGCTGACCCGGGCCAACGAGTGGATCTCACATGAGCACGATCGACCGCATAGGGCACCGGGTCAACGGGTTGCTCGTAAAAGGCCTCATCAAAGGGGTAACGGATTCCGGGGACCTACAACTTGTAAAAATCGAGACGCTCTCCGGAGAGGTGCAAGGCGGCATAGAGCGTCTTCAGCCCTACGGTATAACTACCTCGCCCCCCATCGGTAGCGAGGTGGTGGCGGGCCACCTGAACGGAAACAAGGACCACGGGGTAGTACTCGTCGCGGATTCGGGAGCCTATCGCGTGACCGGCCTCGGCGCCGGGGAGGTGGCCATCTATTCGCAACACGGTCAGAAGATACTGTTGAAGACGGGGGGCGCTGTGGAGATTACGGCGCCCGGGGGTGTATCCGTGGGGGCTGGGTCGGATGCGGTGGCCCTGGCGGCGAAAGTTGACGTACTCTGGGCGACCTTTTACTCTATGTTTTCAACCTGGGTTCCGGCCCCCCAGGATGGCGGATCGGCGTTGAAGGCCGCGTTCACCGCGGCGTTCGCGTCGCCGCCCGCATCGGTAGCGAGCACAAACCTAAAGGCGGACTGATATGGCTGAATCTTTTGAGGATTACGGTGATTTGAAATTCTACTACGGGTTCCTACCGCCTAACGCACCAGGCCCGGCGGACATAAGGGTTACCGGTGCCGTGCTTCACAGGGACCCGGGATTCGAAACGGCGAACCTTATTTCCCTCGGGTCGGATGCTCGAGCGGAAGAGCAAGACGTTTTACCTCAGGGATTCAAGTCCCACTCGGGGTTCTGGGGGTCGGCTGTTACAGGTGACGAGATCGGGTCAAAGTTGTGGCTCCTTGGCCGGTCCGTAATAACTGAGGAGGTACTCCGGCAGGCGGAGCAGTGGGTGAGGGAGAGCCTTCAGTGGAAAATCGACGACGGTATTGATGCCGACATACGAGTAACCGCCACGCGTGGCGGGGAGAACCAAATCAACTTTATTATTAGGGAGCACAGGACGCTTGGTGATGTGGTAAACCAGCGGTACTATATCAATTGGGAAGCACAACGGCTCGGGAGGCTTGCATGACATACCCACGGCCTACGCTGGAGACGATATATTCTCGGATAAAGGCCGATATGGAGGGGTACGTAACGGAAGGCGTACCAATACCTCGGCGTAGCCTCCTTGGTATCCTCGCTCTCATCTTTGCGGGGGCTATCCACCTATCCTACGGGTTCCTCGTATGGATGGCTAGGCAACTGTTCGTCGACACTGCGAGCGGCGAGGGGCTTGAGCGTTGGGGTAGGATATACAACCTACCGCGCAAGGCCGCGCAGTATACGACGGGGTATGTAAAATTTACCGGTACCGCCTCGACGGTTGTGGCTTCGGGAACGGGGTTGGTAAACGGCGAGGGCAAAGAATATGAGACCGAGGCCGCCTTTACAATAGGAACTTCCGCGTCGGTGTCCGTAGTCGCAGTTGAACCCGGGGCGGCTTCGAATACTAGGGAGGATACCCTCACGTTGAGCAGCCCCGATGCAAATGTCGCTAGCGTGGTTACTATCGTCAACGCCGACGGGACGGCCCCCGCCACGGTAGGGTTCGACAATGGAGTAAACCTGGAGACTGATGAGGCGTGGACGCTCCGTTTGTTGCAGCGCTCGAGGAACCCCCTTGGGTGCGGTAACCCGGGGGACTATATCAGGTGGGCGTTGGAAGTCCCCGGCGTAGACCGTGCGTGGTGTGTCCCCTCGGAGATTTGGGCGAACGGAGCCGGACGCGTGGCGGTCTTCGTCGCGAGGATAAATACCGAGGGGGACCTTGCGTCGGTATCCGCGTCGGTGCTGCTGGATGTCGGGACGTATATTGAAGGTATCCGACCGATACCCGCGCTGGTGGAGTATTTCACCGTGGACGAGATACCGGTATATTTCCGTATTTCAGTGACACCAAATAATCCGGATATGCGGTCGGCTATAGACGCGCAGTTGCGGCTCATGTTCAACACGGAGACGGAGCCGGGGGGGACTATCCTGCTATCGCATATGAGGCGAGCGATAGGCGCGGCCGGTCCGGACGACTACGAAATTACTTCGCTTACTGTCGGGTTTTCAGAGGTGTACGACCCTCCGGAGGACGTTACGAGAAACTATCCGGAGATTCTTCGGTTCAACGGATCAACTTACACGGACCTGACATGACGGTATTCGACCAATACAAGCTCCCACACAGGTACACCCGTGAAGGGTATATGTGGATGCTCGCGGGACTCCTACCGAAAGGCTTCATTTGGTTCGGTCGCCATCTTACCGTGGGGCGTATAGTCCAAGACATTTCCGAGGGGGATACGGGGTGGCAGGACGGCGAGGCCTATACTACCGAGGTCCAGGACGTATCGGAGGTATCCGGGTACGGAGATTTGTTGCTTCGCCTGCTCGCCTGCTTTGGGGCTGAACTCGAACGCTTGGGGGATGACGCGTACCAAGTGCTAAATGAGTCCGACCCAGGATCCGCCGTTTGGTTCCTCGCTGATTGGGAGCGTGTCCTCGGTTTGCCTGAAACCGAAATTGCGGGCTTACCCCTTACGCTTGAGGAGCGCCAAAGGCAGGCGCACGTCAAACGATTTCATGCGGAAGAAATTACGACGTCAGCTTGGTACATCGCCTATGCGGCCGCCCTCGGATTTGGAATCACGGTAGAAGAGCTTCCGGTATGGTGTAACGCGCGGATTTACGGGGCTGCTCAACACGGTCTAGAGCCCTACGGAGGGACGCGCGGTTATTCGGAATTACGGATAACGATAAACAGTGCGGATAGTGATATAGCCATACTGCAAGCTATGCTTAGTCGCCATAAGCAGGCGCATGTGACGATTGAATACATTGATGCCACCTGAAGAAGGGGGACACCTTGACCGAATACGTAAAGATAATACGCCAAAACAAAACGCTCAGCGGGCTCGCCAACAAACAGATCGGGGTAGAGACCGCGGCGGACGTCGATCTCGGCTATTGCGCCTGGGGCGGCAAGGACGCCAACGGGCATATAACCCGATGGTTGGCCGCGCGGGAGCCCGGGTTACTCACGACATTGAAGCTCTCCGGAGGGTCGACTACGGGGTCGGTAGGCCTTCTACAGCACGATACTAACGGGTTGATCTCCGGCGGTATCAATAGCTGGGCCGATTTCACGACGATAATAACCGACGCTCCTTCGGGGGGGGAAGGTGGGCCGGGTACAGGTACCCCGGGGACACTCCCAATATGGGCAACTACGTCCACCTTGGGGGATTCCGCCGTAACTCAGTCGGGGACCCTAATAAGAGTGAACGCCGCCGCGACGTCGCACACGTTGTCCCACGGGATAATTACTCCTGCTCTCGAGGTAAATACGGCCGCGTATATAGATGGGGTGCTAAATACGTACGGACAACACACAGCGGATAACGATATAAATCTTTTGGATATGAAGAGTGTAACTCTTGGTACGGGTATTGATGCCGTGCTTAGGTGGGATACCGTTCAGAGTCCAGATACCTTACTGTTGGGCCTCGGGGCGGATAGCAACACGTTGATAGTTTCTCGCAAGGCGGATATGACCACCAATTTCGATTACCCTCTCCGGACAGACCCGACAATTTTCATCCGCGGGGCGGGTGTGACGTCGAACGAATACTTGGCGATTTCCGACGGGCTTATCGAAACGGGGGCGGGTACGCCTTTCCTCCGGCTAAACATCGCGGGGGGTGCGGGTAGCATCTATGCAGGCAGCGTCAACATGTACTCCGGCGTGACTTATTCTGTCGGGGTAGGGAATACCGTGGTCGTCGCAAACAGCTACACAATGGCCCTCGGCCGTGATCTGACGGTTGGGGGGGTCTATAACGCGGTATTCGGGCGGGGGCATACGGTGGCCAACGACGGTAACCTCGTCGGGGGTATATACCACTCCATCTCCGGGTCTTACAACCTCATCGGAGGCGCGAATAATGGTTCCGTGGGGGACTATCCGTCCCTTGGGTTAATCTACGGGGAACTCAACCTTTCCAATTTTGACCACACAACTCTATCGGGAAAGGAGGCTAAGGCGCTCTGGTCCTACGGGCGCTTTTTTGCCACGGGGAAGCTCGCCGTTACCGGGGATGTCCAGGGGTTCGACGGGGTATTCCTTCGGCGCCACACGGCGTCCAAGGTTGAGGTCGAGCTCACGTCGACAGGCTCCGGGGCCTCTCCGTTATTAGTACCGATAGGAAGCATGATGAGCTTTTTAGTCGTTGTCGGTGGGTCCTATGAGGGCGGCGACGGACTCGAAGCGCATGCTTATCTGGTGTTGGCTGTCCACACCCCGGCAAACGGGGTCGTGGTATATTCTGTAGAAATGGCGAACCCTACGTTCGGGGCAAGCCTCAGCAACGGGTGTGGACAGGTTCGCATATGGGCTAATGCTTCCGGCAATAGTGTGGGGATCTTCGTTACCCCGGAATCGGCCGCCCCAATGAATTGGTTCGCCTCGATAACGGCCGGCGGGATGTGCCCATCGGGATATTTGGCGCCGTGCTGACGTATTATATCAACCTCGAAGCTTCTGGCGATAGGCGGGAGGCAATGGTCTCCGTGTGGGGTCGTGGGGAACTTACCCGCATACCCGCGGTGGATGGTGCGGTTTGGTCGGACGGCACTTTCGATCACTTCGGGCGATACAATTGGAGTAAACCAGCCCTGGAGGCTTTGATCGAGGAGAGTGCTATACTTAAAGAATATATGGGGTATTACCGTCTGATGCCGAGGGAATACGGATGCAACCTTTCTCACGAGCTCGCGTGGAAAACTTTTCTGAAAACCCGCGAGCGCTATTGCGTAATTCTGGAGGATGACACCGAGCCCGCCGGTAACGCGATAACCTCTGGATTAGGCAGTTCGTTGGAAGGGGTATCCCCCGGCGTAGACCTCCTATATTTGTTCTCCTGTAGTCATCCCGGCGACCGTATAAGGACCCTACCAGACGGCCGTGTGCGCGCGGTACGGTCGTTAATGGGTTACCGTATCAACCGGAAAGCCGCCGAGCTTATGGTCCGTGCGGCTCATCCGGCTGTGTACCAGACCGATTGGCAGATACCCTTCAGACTATCGGAGCCTCTTAAAACGCTTACACGTGACGGAAAACTCCATCCGAACGTGTGGGAGGATTTACCGGTATTGGATGTTAGGGGGGTCAAAGAACCCCTGGTCAAGCATTCAAAACTTGCTAAGATATCGACCTTCACTTCTACAGGAGATAAACTATGGATACCGAAGTTCATGCTGCCCTGATAGACCTCCACCGCTGGCAGAACGACCACCAGAAGGACCACATAGACCTCGCGAGATACCTCGGCGCGGTAGACGCCAATTACCGCGCGATACAGTTAGCTCTTGTGGACCTCACCACGTCGAACGGGAAAATTCTCGACGAGCTTGCCACGCTGAAAGGGCAATTCCTTGCCGAGCCCGCCCGAAGAAAAGCCGACATCGAACGCCACGTCGACGAGTGCCCTTTTCGGGAGGGCGTCCACGCGGCTGTGACGGAGGACACACAAACCCGGTTTCGGGTACAGCAACGCCGAGACGAGGATTACGCCGATACCGCTGTTACGCGGCGGGGTAGTCGGGTGGTTAAATTCTCGGTATTCGGCGGTATAGGGACGCTCCTCGGGGCGGCTATTTACAAAATAGTAGAGTTGTGTAAATAAACCGTGGTATAATATCACTAACGGGAGGTTCTAAAAATGGTAAAATACCTAGTTTTGTTAGTTTTTTTAACCGCATGTTCGGGCGGCGGCGAGGGCTTCGTTTTTGACGCCGGCACCGTTGAGGCCGTGCCCCTCGACACCGTTGAGGACGTGCCCCTCGACACCGTTGAGGACGTGCCCCTCGACACCGTTGAGGACGTGCCCCTCGACACCGTTGAGGACGTGCCCCTCGACACCGTTGAGGCCGAGCGGCTCACCCCCCTACGGCAGGCCTCGGGTTGTTTTCGAGACAACCTCCTCGAGGTAGATTGTTGCGCGGTGGCGGTCACGGACGGTACCTCTCGGTGTATACCCCTCCGGCAGGTGCTACCGTTACGAGGCGCCTCCTCTACCGTCGGCGGCCGGGATGACCTCGCTTACGACCCGCTGACCTCCGCTGACCGGGTAGCGGAAGGTCAACCGAAATACCAGGTGTCGGGGCCCTGGGGTAACGCGGACTACGAGGGTTCCGGATATCTAACCGGAGAGGGTTATTCCGTTCGTTATCTCGTTGGGGCGAGAACTTACTCAGGGGGGGTGTACCAGGACGGTAATCTCGTTGAGGTACCTAGGGGGTCTCGGTATTACCTCGTGGGGGATACTACCCCGACAGACGCTTTCGCAGCCCTAGATTACTACAGAGAGTGAGTTTGCAATGCACAGGACCAACGTGGACCACCATGTCGATCACCTCTTCGTGGATGTCGTTCCGGGGGTAACCCCCGGAACGGTCGACTCGGCCCTTGACGCCAACGCTTGGCAGGAGGAGCTCGCCAACGTCGTCGAGATGACGGGAGGCACGCTTGCCGCCGACGGTGAGGCCGATGCGGCCTCGGGGTGGCATCAGGTCTATGATGCCATATTCGCCGGAGAGAACCTCGACACGGGGGCGCTTGCCGAGGGCGCGGTGACGGCCGAGAAGCTCGCGCTCCCTTTGGGTCTGACAGCGGGGGGTATTTACACCTTCGAACTGGGGCCTGAATTCCTCGAATACGTTCTCGAAGGGAGCCCGGGGTTTTTCAAAAAGGCGCATCACCGTGCCGGGGTAACCGAGTATGAGAATTTCGGGGTAGCGTCCGAAACTGATGGGCGCGGCGCCCGCTACTCCAACGGCCCGGGAAACGACGAGGACTTCAAAGCGGCCTACCTTCGAAAGGCAGCTTACGTATTGACCGAGGAAACCTGGACAGAGGTAATTGCTTCCTCGGGTTTATGGCGGGCTAATTCCGCGTATACGACAGATATACCCGGGTCGGTGGGGGTAGAGGGGTTATACGGGATCACCGTGCGATATGAGACCGTTTCCGAGGGGTACGCCTTCGGGTGCCTGTCATGCTCGGCGTCCGTCAGTGGTGGGTTCCTACGACTCGCGGACATCGTGATCCACGGTAGCCCCTACAGAACCCCCGGGTTACACTATACAATCGTAGTAGAGTACGACGCGTCAACCGTTACGGTTACGTAGAGGCCTTCAGCGCCTTGTAGGCGTGGTCCAATTGTTGGTACTGTCGTCTGAGGTTCCGCATGTCGAAGTCTTTTTCGACGATGAGGTCTTTGAGCTCGTTAATGCCTTGTTGAGCCTCACGTAGGCTTGCGTCACGTCTGGCGAGCTCTTGCGTTAACCCCTCCTCACGTTTCTCCGCGGCGGCGAGAAGATCGGCGTCGGAGGCTGCCACGTTTTTTACTTGCTTCATTTTTTCGATTCCTTCCATTTTTTCAATTCCTTCCTGTAAAGGTTGTATTTATACGCCGCCTTTGGCGACGGTGTATCGCATGTGTTCCCCGCATAACGGGATAGCGATTTGTAAATGTCCTCCCCGCATTCGTTCAGGCAGGCGCGTAAATGCCTGCATCCTGCATCGAGTTGTACTCGAACGTCGGTGGTGTTGTCACCTTTATCAAAAAAGCGGGGCATCACTTGCATCAGTCCGATCTCCCCTAGGTTCCCCTCGGCCTCCTTGTGGAAACTCGATTCCGTTGCGATGATTATCGACACGAGCGTCGGGTCGAGGTTGTACCTCTCGGAGACGGATACTATTTCTCCGGCCAAACCTACTACCAGTTCGTCTGTCTTTGGTGTGTTCATACCCGCGCGGAAACTCCGGATGTAATCCCCGACGCGGTCCACCCGGTCTACCGGTTGGCCGAATACGGACCCCGCTACGAACAACAGGAGGCTAGCCAAAGCGCTTAACCTTTCGCGGGTCATCTCGTGCCTCCTTTCGCGCACCAGTACCCCACGGTGCTCGTTCCATTCCATTCACGCGGTATAGGTCTACCGCTACCGAGGGAATACCCGTCGGAACCGTCGGAGCCTACAAGCTTGTTTATCCATGCCATTCCGATAGCCTGCCATATCTCCTCTCCCGGGTCGGCTATGCGGGATTTCGCACTCTGCCGGTGCGCGAAAACGTAAGACCATCGCACGTCATGCGACCGAAATTCATTTTTCAAATATTCGAACAACCGCGCTGCCGCCGCCGTCATGGCGGGGTTAAGATTGTGGGGGCCCCCGCCGCCCTTCCATAGGGTTTTAGGATCTGCGATAAGCCCCCGGTAGTTCCCTTCGACCTCTATACCAATCGTTTTTTTGCTCAACCCTTGCGCGTGCCAAATGAAATCAGTCAACGTGTTGATAATTACGACACCTCCTTCTCGAGTAATTCCGATATGAGCGTTGACGCGTCTCCAGCCAAGGGGGTCTCGCGGCATTTCGCACCCCGTTTGGTGGAGAGTTACCCCGTGTATCATGCTGAAAGGCCGCTCGCCCGCATACAGCCTCGGTTTTTCGTGTAGGGGACTTATGTCGGCGAAGTCCTCGGCACCGGTAAATTCCTCGGGGGGCACGTTCAACTGTCCCCACAGAACGGAGTCTACTACCCCATCGGCGTCTACGCCGAGTAGTCTCTGGTAGTGCTTTACCGCACTTTCGGTTTCGGGCCCGAAGATGCCGTCTACCTTCACGCTATCGACCCCTATCCGCTCCAACGTCTCTTGGAGCCGTTTGACAGCGGGGCCGTGCATCCTAGGTTTTGTCAATTTCAGTCTGTCGTCCATGTACCATCCTCCAATTTCTTGACCGTCGCGAGAGCGTCTAGAGACCGCTCGCGTATATACGGCGAGCCGTATTTCGCCACACGTCCCAGGGCCTCGCTCAATACATTTTTTTGTAACCTCAATATTTCAACCTGCGCTTCGTGAAGGTCAATACCGTATTCGGTGCACAAGCTCTTCATCTTCCGTGTGAATTCCTGCAAAGCTCCTATATCTTTCATGTCGTCAGCTCCCGTATGGCGTCTAAAAATGCCTTTTGTGTGTTAGTTTTATCTTCCAACGCGGCCAGCATAGCCACGTCTATACTCCTCCTCGCAATCAACCGGTGCACGCGTACCGACCCCTTTACGCCCTGCCGGTATATCCGTCGGATGCCTTGATAGTAGTCGTCTTGGTTGTCGGTAAGCGAGAACCACACGACGTCGTTTCCCCCAGCCTGGAGATTCAACCCGTGCCCCGCCGCCGCCGGGTGGAGACACAACAGAGGGAGCTCGCGGGCGTTCCATCGGCGGATAAGCTCCACGCTTTCCTTCGCTCCGGTAGTTCCGTCGATGCGCGGCGCGTTGAACCTCCGCGACAGCTCCTCCCCTTCCGCGCGGTAGTAGAAAAACACGATCGCCGGTTTTCTTTGGAGCTCTCCAAGAAGGTCTTCAAGCGCTTTGAATTTCACATCGTGGACGACCACGCGGGAAGTAGTCACCCCCCCAGCGAGCTGTCGAGAGAACATGTAGTCCGCCGAGGCTGATAACGGTAAAGCGAGATTGAGCCCTTTCAGTTTAGCGAGGGCTTCCTCCTGTATTTTTTCCGGTAGGTCGATCATGATGTCGTTCACCACGAGGTCCGGCATATCGAGGAGCCGCTCCCCATCCAACCGGTAGCAGATAGGTGCGATAGCCTTGTATATCTCCTCCTCCGCCCCGTCGTTGATACGCCAATCCGGGAAACCGTACAACGCGCTTTCGTTGTGGTCGCGGAAGTATTTTATCCTGTAGTGGGTCAGATAGGGGCCGAGGGACGCGCCGCCGTCCACAAGATATATTTGCGCGAAAAGGTCGAGCATGGACTTCGGTATCGGGGTCCCCGTGAGGATATGGATCCGGGAAAAGTACCGACGCGCGAGGCGCAGTAACTTCGTGCGTTGA